GCTGTAGCCTCTACCTGCAAGGATAATGACGTTTATCATTTCGCTAACGTCCATGTCCTTAAACATTACTCTTGACAACTGTACAACACCGACTGATTGAACTAACCGATGGACTTCATCTTCTTCCTCTTTAGTCATAAATTCTTCTCCTTTTGTTTTTTGATTTATTATTTATTCTTAGTTCCTCATTCTTAATAATAAGGAAAGTTCTGCAAAAATAAACAATTCTGCACAAAAATATTTATTTTGAGCAAAAATTTAAAGTTAAACTTTGCTAAAGTAACAATCTGAAAGTTTTGTTACCAAATTCTTGTTACCATTTTATCGTTTTTTGGTAACAGAAACATTGCGCTTTCAGATTATTTTCGTAACTTTGCGGCAGAAAATAAAATATTAAGATTATGAAAAAGTTAGAACCATACGAAAATCAAATGGGATACCTGGTAGGTGGCAGTAGGTTGCCATCAACTCCTGGAGAGCGAGAGTTGGAGCACAAGTGTAATCCGCACCCTAACGACTGGATAGATGGTATCTCTGGTTTCAACAAACTTCCTTTCGCTGTTAGAATGCAGAAAGGTCTAGTAACGCAAGCAGAGGAGGAACGAAGAAAAGGTAGATATGGCTATCTTAGTGATTTAATTCCATCTTTCGGTGGCTCTGATGCTCCCATATTTCGCTGACGGACGAGAAAATAATAAGGCGGTCACCATGTAGTGAACCGCCTTATCTGTTCTTATCCTTCAAGCAAATCAACTATCTGACCATATCCACCTACAGCCATGACAGGACAGAGAATCTTCTTGATAAGAATAATGTCCTCGGCTTCGATGTCTACGTTCTCAGCATCCTTGCCTATCTTGCAGGCTATCCGATAAGCACGTAGCTTTTCTTCGCCCGATAGCTGAATACTCTGATTGTCTATCACCTCGAAGAGTACCTTACCTACAATATCGCCCATAATCTGTGGCTTATAGGTTTCCTCTCCATTCTCGTTCTTAACTGGTGTTACTATCACCTCACCCTTCCAATTCTTGAAAGGTACATTAAAATTCTTTTTCATATTTATATGTTATTTAAAAATTAGACACCCATGTTCCACATCACCCTCCAGTTGGATCCTGTATACACGACACATACCATCTCGTTCTGTGTTTTAAACGTATAAAATGTGGTAACGCCACCAGGAGTATAAATCTGCGTACCGTCGGTCGTCTTCATAGAGTAATTGTGCCTGGTTGACCTTATAATCCAATACATCTGTCCTATTTCAGGATTCGTGGGCAGACTGATTGTTACCGGACCAACCTCCACTGATGTATCTTCGCCTGTAATACTGTTATGCTTCTTCCAGGTTTCAACAATTTCTACGACTACATCATATTTTGACAACGTCTGGCTTGACGTAATAATTCTGAAACAAGGTCTGAATCCGGCAAAATCACCTTTATCACAAAATATTGCATGATTACCGCAAGGATATACCGAGTTAACGACGCCTGTATCTCTCGAAAGCCTATCTATGTTACCAGAGGCTGAAACATACAATGCGATATTCTTTAAATTTGCTATACCAATATTACCGCCATAAGATGGTGTTGCATGGTCGTACTTAACAACTATCTGCTGACCAACATATTCCAATCCATATTTCCAGTTAGCTCCGATTATATTATCAATGCCATGAGATTTATTATCGAAGGAAATAAACCCTGGTGTAAGCATGACTTTATTCACTCCGCTGCTTCCCTCTATACTGGTCGTCCCTATATTGAATCCACCTATATATCCGCTCGTAGCGTACATCGCTCCCTCGCTCGTTACGTGGAACGGCGAATCCTTAGCCGTAACCCCACCAACAAAGAGAGGGGCATAAGTCGTATCATCTACCTTGCAAGCATCAATCTCGTAGTTGCCGAAATATCCCACCTTGGTAGTTCCATCCTCAGACTTCGCCCAAAGGTGCTTAACCTCGATTTTATCAGCATCAATCAGGTTAGCATTGAGCTTGCCATCAGCAAACAACGCCACCTCGGTAGTGCCGTTATACACCTTAATCTGCTCGGCTTTCAGCGCAATACGCTTCTCTCCTATAAGAATACCGCAATCGCCCATGTCAGCCACCAACTGAGCAAAGTCATCCAGTTTGCCGATACTCATCTGCTTGTTGGTGATAAGCGTCACTTTCTCCCTGAATATCTCCTCATTGTCAGTTCGTGCCTTGCGGTTGACACGCTGCGAGGCAAAAAGATGTACTAGCTTTTTCATAGGCTATTATCCTCCTTTTAATGAGTACTGATATAATTGTCTATAACATCTGTAGCTACAGCCTTCGCCTTCGTGCGCCACTCCTGCATAGCGTTATACTCAGCTTCGTGTTCCTCGTCATCGGCATCGAGCTTTTTCCCATCCGCAATTTTGGCAAGATTAGCGAAATGGTTATTGATGATAGCTTGCATCTTATCGGTCGGATAAGCGGATGAGACGATTGCATCAACAATCTTACCCCGCTCCACAGGCTGCTCAATACGGACAACGTGGGCAGCAAAAGCCATTCGGGTAGCTTTTCTGCCTTCGCTGCTATCCATGCCGTTTTCCAACTCAATCTGCTCAACATCGAAATTGATGCGAATATAATTACCCTCATACTCAATCAGACTAGGTGAGTAATCAAATATAGACTTTCTAATTTCCATGATAATATCCTTTCTTTTTAAATATTACACTTATGCTTTTGTTCCTACGATTCTGAAATCAGGGTTGCCGCTCTGATTCATTCTACGCAACTTTCCCAGGAACGGGAATTTAGCATTATCTGAGCACCATTGCAACTGCTCAACGAGTTTCTTGTTGTTAGTGAAGAACTTAAACTTCTGTCCATTCTCCTCAACGCTGACAACATTACTCTTTCCTGATTTATGAACCTTGCTATCTACATCAAATTCAACATCAAGGAAAACAATAACTCTCTCGGCAAAGTAGCTTGCACTCATCCTCTGACCTTCGAACATTCTCTTGCCGTTGGCATCTCTGTCCTCAATCTGCGGCATCTTAAAATCATCAAAACTATTCATTTTCGTTATCATTCTCCAAAGATTAAAACCATCGCAGTGCATCAGCCAACCCTTGTAGCTCATAGCTACCTGGTATCTCCTCATAGGATTTTTAAGGTTGTGCATCTTCTTCTTGAATTTCTCCTTCATGCGTTTTCTCAATAAAGTATGGTTGAAATAAAAACGGTAGCCCACGAAATCAAGGAAATGAGAATCATCAATTATCTGCATCCCGATATTGCTATGCAACTCCTGGTGCATCACATCATGTGCGTATTGCTTTATGAAGTTCACGGCTTTCCATACTTCCTTCTGATTCTTGCCAAGGATAATCATATCATCACAATATATCTCTACCTTGACATCGAACTTTCTACATACCAATCTACATAAGATACTCATATAGAAGTTGGTAAGAGTCTGAATAGGATACAGACCAATACCTAGACCTTTCGGTAGGGCAAAGATAACTTCATGCAGAAGTCTTCTGATACCCTCATCGGTAAAGAAATCACATAGAGCTTCATATATCTCTTGCTGGTCTACGTTCTCATAGAACTTTATAAAGTCAAGTTTGCAGTAATACAACCTCCCACATGACTTATTTTCATCTATCCAACGTTCCGTCCTTCGCTTTGCGTATATCATTCCTCTGCCTTTTACACTTGCTCCGCTCTCTATGTAGAGAGCTTTAATAAGGTAAGGCATCAGAATCTGCATCAAGGCATGCTGCTCAACGTGGTCTGGGTAGTACGGAAGCTTATGAAGCTTTCTTACCTTACCGCAAGGGCATCGTCTCATACAATCGTGCCCTTCGCTAGTCTTGTAAGTTCCATCTATAAGACTTCTCTGTAATCTCAAAAGATTACCATTATAGTCTTTATCGAATATCACAACTCCCTTCTTGCCTTCCTTGCCCTTGCGTGATTTCCTTACCGCAATATTGAGGTTAGTCATATCACTAACAAGTTCTGCCTTCACCTTTCTATGCTTCTTGCGCAGTTTAGCCTTGCGCTTATACGCCAGCTCATGTGTGTCCGTCATCCATTTATATTTCAACCAATATTTCAAAAACCGCTTATCCTTAATAGGCTTTCTACACTCTCGGCTCACTGGCTTTCGGCACATACGTACAACTGTATCACTTACTTGCGAGAGGGGACTCTGTTGTAGTCGGACATACCCGACCACTCATACCCAACGCCTTTGATTTTCGCTCTGTCGGAATAAATATCCCTCCATCGAGACAGGTTCAATCATGTGCTCTCTCGTCCAAACTATCTCGTAGCTCTACGACTTGCGAGGAACAGTGTAAATTATATCGTCATTCTAAAAATAGAAATCTTGTGTAGTAATTCAAGCGAGCGCCGATGTTCGTCCTCGAGTTCGAGAAACCGTTGTTCGAGTTCGCATACGAAAGACCGCATCGCGACCTGTTGTCAGCGTTACCACCAACGTTCAGCAGCTCCATGATGTATCACCTTTTCTTCACCCACTCCATGGTTGTAGAAAATCTTATCGCACGGAATTGGGTTGTTTATATTTTTGTGCTTCTGCGAATCCTATTAAAAGGAGATTTCAACTTTTCTGTTTCAATCTTGCGTTTTATATTATTTTTATTAATTCTCTATTTCTGCCTAGCTCACTAGCAGATGTGCAGCCAACGCTAGGCGTTGTCTCACATCGCCATGAGCTCTGAACCGCTCACGATTGTCGGGTTTCCGTAGAAAGCCAAGCGAGCGCCGAAGCTCGTCCACGAGTCCGAGAAACCGTTGTTCGAGCTCGCATACGAAAGACCGCATCGCGACCAGTCGGCAGCGCTACCACCAACGCGCAGCAGCTCGCCACTTGTCGAAGCCCAGAATCCATCGCAGTAGTACGTACTATCACCGCCTCCTACGGCTTGCGGAAACGCATCCCAATATGCACCTAATGTCTTCTTTGTGATATATTCTCCATTTGCGGATGATGGTACGGTAAACTTTCTGCCATCAGCAGTATTGCTTGCTCGGTTGCCGCTATAGACAACAGCGTATCGTGTATCGCCATCCATATTGAATCGAATACCTGGACGGAACTCCCAAAGCTTACCCCATAAATCCTCAAAGCCAAATAATTTGACAGGGTATTGATTACCGAGAGTAGCATCGTTATAGAGCACCTTACCACTGCCATCTCCTAAAGAGATACACTTACCCATCGGTACGTCACGACATGCTTCCCAAGAACCACTTTGGAATCCCGCTCCAATTACAGATTGTGTATTAAGGTCACCGAAACTTACTTGTCCCAATGCTTCTATGAGGCATTGAAATCCATAGTTTGCAAGACCAAAGTTTGAACCAAGCTTCTGTGCGCAATCCCAAAATGCGCTCATCGTTCTGGAATGCGAAGGAGCAACATTAGGTCTGGAATGTCCTACACCATTTCCATCTACATACATTTCATAAGCACCTACCCAATTAGGCGAATCGAATGTCTTGCCGCCTGCAATAGGAAACAGTCCACCGAATTGCAAGGTCTTGTTTTCTGCCTTGAAGTGGCAATCGGGAACATGAACCATCGTCTCATACTTAGACGCATCATCCACCTTTGTTCCGTCAGCAAAGAACTCCCATGTGCTGGCATCGAGTTTCGCTGCATAAGCTTTACCATTCACAACTTTCATCATATAACCACCCATTGCCCTCTGATACATATCAGCCATGAAAGGCGTTGGTAGAGCGAATTTAGGGTTGGAAGACTGCTCCAATGTTATTGTAGGGTAGAAGATATTGTTACCCATCATTTTCTGAAGGTCTCCGAGACTTAATCTGCGAAGAGCTCCATCTACTACAATCAAGAAGGTTTGGTCGGGATTCATTGCCGACACAAGCTTCTTTTCTGTCAATTTAACACCCATATCTTATATTTTTAATTATACATATTAATCAATTAACGGATTACCATCCTCATCAAGCAGGTAATTATCACCTTCGTCATGGAGATAGTCATTGGCAGTTCTCTGTCCGTATTCTATCTGCTCTTCGAGATAATCGCTCTCAACATCGCCAAGACCCGAATCCTCGATTGAGAAGTAGCATGAATCTCCCTCTTGCCAAGACTTATTTGTAACGATATTACCGTTAGTTGCTTCGGTATGCCATTGCAATTCTACGATGCGATTAGGGTACTCAACGACCCTTCCGTTGTACTCCAATATAGCCTTGTTGCTTCTGTACATCTTACCCCATTCTATATCATTGCATATCATGAACTTAGGCTGATTGAAAGAAGGATAGAACCTAGAAGCGGAAAATTGGAACTGAGCAACAGCCTTGCCGTTTATTACCGCCTTGATGGTATAATTATTCTTCTCTACAAGTCTAAGGTCAAGCACAATCTCAGATGTGGAGATAGATATAATCTCGTTAGGGTTTGCAGCAGACGAAACAGACATCTTAGTCGTTCCTCGATACAGCTCAATAGAGAATCCGCTTGTAATTCTATCCTTAGACTTATATACATCAATCGGAATGTGACATTCATACTGATTGCCGTCAAAGCAAGCGTTTCTTGCTTCCGTAGATGCCGATATGATGTTATTAGCAACCTTATACTCGTAGAGAGCCAGCTTATCAAGGAATGGGTTATAGGAAATATCGGTATCTTCCCGAATACCCATACCATAGGTATCTGCACCCTTATCTGCCGTATACAGAGTGATAGCATCAGCAGTGATATGCAATAAAGAGTTCGTTCTGTAATCGTAGAGGTCAGCTTCGAATTGCAACTGCTGCTTATCGTTACTTAGAAGATTCCTCTTGATAGTGAGCTTGCCACGATTAGTGGTATTGCTCGAATCAATACTATACTTACCGCTCCAAGCATCAATCTTAGTTATGTCTTTCCATTCCGTGCCAGTAGAAACCTTCCACACCATATTAGCAAGAGATATATTCGACTGCTTGCTATCCCATGAGTCATCCTTTGCCGTAGCATTGACTTGTGGATAAGCAACACATTCATATCCTTCCTGTGTTCTATCGGGGAAGAATTTATCACCCGACATGGTCTGCATGAATGGAGACTTAGGCGATGCGCATACTACCGATACAGAGACATCCAGAGGTGCGTATTTTCTATTAGCCTTATTACTTACTATTGGCATAAGCGTTCCTCCTAATCTTCAACTGTTAAATAAGCATCTGCTGACACCGATACACCGATGATATTTTTGTTTTCGTCAATCGTATCAGCATCCCTCACAACGAATCCATCACTGACGTTCTTTGCCCAAGTCATTGTCTCCGAGCGTTTATTCTCGATGTTGCCATTGCTATCAGTATAGATGACGAAGGTGACATTGCCAGTTATACTCTTCGGCACTAGTCCTGTCTCGCAGTTGGTAACGATACATCTGAACGTCTGATTACTATCTTCATCAACCTGTCCTACCGAATTAAGAGCAAGCTGATAAATATCAGAAATATCATCAATGCTGATACCTGTTCTATACACGGCAGCACCATCAACAATGAATTCGAGTACGAAGAGCTGATGACTATCTACATAGAGCTTATCCGCATCTCCCGTCTTATCTCTGTGAATAATGATACCGCTTGCCGGATTTGGGTAAGTTCCTGCAAGGTCTGTTCCGCTACCACGATAAAGATTAATAGAATAGGTAGAAACCTCTCCACCTGCGGAGTTGAACAGCCAAGGTATGAGGGTAGCTTGCGTCTGTCCCTTGCTTAATACCGTGGTATCAGCCGACACACCTCCAAAATAAGATGATCCACCCAACATAGACACCAATATATCAATGCTTTTCTGCATTGGATATATGCTAGCTCCCAATACGGCATCACCCGAATAGGTAAGAGTATCGGAATCTTGGTTGACCTTAGAAGCGAGGTCTCCGATAATAGAGAGAGAACCATCAGCATGATTAAGTTTGAATCTATTATCAACAGTCGAGGTCTCCCATCCAGTACCGCTAGAACTGAATCTTAAATCTTTTCCGTTATAAGCCCATGCGTGATTAGTCAGTGTCACGTTATTTTTACGTGCAGAGCCAACAGATGGAGTAATGATAGGATGCGTTCCGCTCTCGCTCCAATTAGGTGACACGGTAAACGTATCTGGGTTCAAACCTTGAAAGAGCGGCACGCCATTCGTTTGCAGACTGAGGGATAACGTATCACCCTTCAATGTTCGTCTGACTGCTGCGGTTGCCGAAAGATGAATTTCTTTTCCCATATTTTTAATCTCCTATTTTTTAAACTTTAATATATTCTTGATGAATTTTTCCTGTTGTGGTGGTAGCGGTGAATGTAAATTTTGCTGTATCACCCTTGCCCAAATCGTCTTCTGTTCCATCATTAGACCAGACAATATCTATTGAGCCATTGAAGTTCTTAACCTTATCCTTAGTCGCCCATGCAGCATCATCTACGGAATCATCGGTTTTGCGTGTCACCTTCCATGATGCTACTCCGTTTGATACATCCTTATCACCAAGCATTAGCTTGCAAGTGATATTATGTGTCTCACCTATAGCAATACCGCTGTAGACAATATCGGTATATAGGATGACTTGCGGCTTGTATATATTCGTAGTCGCCTTCCAATAAGGCGAATCCTCAGATGGTTCATCGGTCGTGGTCTGTCCTTCTGGAGAGATACATAGCCATCTTGTGCCAAGCCATGTAACCTCATCATAGTAGCTGTATTCCGTACCTTCCTTCCAATCACCACGATAGACGGGAGTCCATACCTTCTCGCCACTGACGCTCACCATATTGAAGTATTTGCTCACGATGTTGATACCATCGAAGGAAACGTCAAAGATAGACTTGTCCTTCAGCGAGTATGTATTGATACCCCTATACATAGTGAACCTAGGTGCAGAATCTCCTTCGGTCTCCATCATCAGAAGGTGCTGGCGGCTCTTGTCGCTTCTATTACCCATGAGCACAATGGTATCTCCTACAGCAGGGTTATCCGAGCCTTCCATGCAGTTATCCTTTGCTATCTGAATCCATGCGAACTTCTTTCCGTCATATAGCTCGTGACCTTCTTCATCGGTGATTACCTCATTCTCGGTTGATACCTTTGTGACAAGTCTCCAATAGTCCTTGTTGCTGACGTTCTCATAGACACCAGATGCTATGTTGAACGTCTTGCACCTAACTTGGTCTTCCACCTTAAATGAGTTGATTGTTGCGGTCGTTCCATCATCTGCTAAGAGATAGCACTTCCAGCCAATCATTTCATTCGTTGTCTCGCTATATACTTCCTTGATGTAGCTTATCTTGCCAGCAGCAGGGGAGAGGACGATATTACCTCCAACGTAGCTGAGTTCACGGATGAGCAACGTATTGAATATTGCCTTGCCCCAAACTATCAAATCCGTGAGCAACATTTGAAACTTACCATCGCTTCTCTGCTTGATTGCAAAACCGTTCTGCTTTGCCTCATTAAAGTCGAGTGACTTCAATAAGTTCACCAAGGCACTAGATAAAATAGCGTTACCACTTCCGTCTATGCTAAACTCATTTGAGTGACCGAGGAAGAAGCCTTGCACGAACTTCTGCACCTTCTCGAAGGTGATAGTACCATTGGCTATATCGTCTTTCAGTTTAGAGAGATACATTTTATCGGTTATATTAGCATTAAAGTTGTTAGTATTATTACCACCAACCATGCCAGATAGCGATTTAACCGTTTCTCCTTTTACTGCATCAATAATCTGCTTTACATCACTCTTTGTAACTTCCAACGAATTTACAAGCTCAACTTCAACTTCTGCCAGCTCATCGTTATCAACCTTTACTGAGTAGTTGCTGACGAAAACTTCGTGACTAATAAGATTTCCATCGCTATCCGAATCGCTTTGTATCTGTATTGAAAGCTTTGCATTCTCGTTTAGCTTGCTTGCAAAGTCAGTATTCTCTTGCAAGAATATGCGAGAAAACTTAACAGAGTAGTTGAACTGGTCTGTATTGTTTTCATTCATGTGCTTGATAAGAGCATCATCGAGTCGTTTCTCTGCTGCTGTTACAAGAACCTTTGGTGGTTTGATTCCTGTGATGACAAACAAATCTCCCTTTTGCGGTTTAAATCCAGCACTCGCGTTTGGCATTACGATACCTAGTGTTGATGTGTCCTTTTGAACCGCAATCCATAACTCTTTCTGAGTTGAATCTTGGTTTAGCTTATCTTCGTAAGCATCGCTAGCGTTAGCAAATATGTAGTCATTCTTATCTGTGTTAACTCGCTTTAAGTTTCCATTTTCATCAACACTTACACAGTTGTAACACTTTGATTTGTCAGCACTCGGTTGATTGTAAATCACAAATGAGCATGCAGGGCATCCGTTACTCTTGATGAGATTTATCTTTGCTGATTCCTTGGCTAAGACATGATTAAATAAATCAAAGCCAAACTCTCCATTAAACTTGTGTAGTTTGATGTAGAAATATTGATGTATATATGTTGTTCCATCGCTATCCTTTACATCACTATCTTCTTTATCAAAAGCAACATCCGCAATCTCTCCAAACAACTGTCCTTCTGCATTTACAATTCCATTAATAGTTGGTTTTATATCATCAAAAGTAACCGTTCCTTGGTGAGGATTTCCTTTCTTATACAAGTTTACAAACTCATAATATCCACTACCACTAGGCAATTTATGGGTGTTATTCAAAGCATAATAGAAACGCTCTGCGCCTTTCGTGTTGCGATATATAGAAGGCATAAGTACCGATGATGGTGCAATCCAGACTCTATCAGTAACTATTACCTTTACTGCATTATCCTCAGTTCCGGTATAAACCTTGTTGAATCCATATCTATCACCATCTTTTACAAATTGATAGTCGTATTCAATGCAATTCGCCTCGCCGATTCCACTTACATTAATACCAGCATCACTATAAGGAATGTACTTGTCTCCATTCTTCCATTCGTATTCCGATTTTGACTCGTATGAGAACTCAACACTTCCACCAAAAGCAACATTCCAAACACTCGCGCCATAAAAACTCCTAATGCCATCACTATTGAACACCTTGCAATTGTAAGAAAAGTCAGCACCTATAGTTAATATGAAATCTCCATTCTCTTTAAATGTGTATGTAGAAACATTTCCAAAGCTCATACCTTCAGAGATAGGCACATACGTTTCTTCTCCTATTTTTCTCAGTTTTATGCTCCTATTGGCTTTACTAACGTTTGATATAAAGTCAGGTCTCGTAATGTAACTAAATAATTCAAAGCTAAAATTCAAGTTCGTCAAATCTATCTTCTGACCCTTAATCGCACTGATTGGAATGTTAATCCAGAAACTACACGTAACCGTTGGGTTAGACGGACTATCTGCTTGTGATAAATTTTCTGGAATAGTAGAACTATGAATGTAAAATGCAGGTGGACTTACATCTACACTTCCTTTGTAGCTTTTTCCTTCCTTGCTTTTATAAAGTACAATTGTATCATTGTATATTGAATCTTTGAGGAACTTTGACAACTCTACACTGACTTTATCCTTGCTGATATTCTCTGTATTGAAAACTGCTTCACCAAACTCATCATCATTAGGATAGTAATATGGCAGGTTGTCGGACGAACCGTAACCTGTTATCATATCAACTATCTTATAGTTCGCATTCTCCTTTGATACAGATATAAGAGCATCACTACAACCATATTTAATAGGTGTATCGGTTAAGTCGTGCTGTACCTTGCCGACATGACAAACGTTGCCATCCCAGTAGTAATCAAGCTCAAAAGTTGTATTGATAAGTTGTAATACATCAGTTAAGTATTGGTCTTCAAATGATACTTCCTTAACTTCATCTGTTCCATATCCTTCGTCAACAACAACGTAATATCCCTTGTATTCATCTGTAGGACGATACAATCCACAATATGCCATTGAGCTATTGACGCGAGCAACAAACTCATGGATAGTTCCACCAAACGTGAACTTTGTCTGATTTGAGCGGTATCTGTCTTTATTCTGTGTATCAACATCATCAACGACAACATCGAAGAACAGAGTGTTATCAAGCAATTCTCTTCTAGATGTGAAAGTGATTTCACTCTTCCACATTCTAGACGAATTATCCTTTGTAGAGCTTGGGGTGTACGATGCAAAGAATCTATCACCATTGAACTCTACGAACTCTTCCTTCTTCCATTGCAAAGGCTCAGAAGAATATATTGTAGCAGTAAGGGTAGGAGCACCACCCATACGCTTTGCATCGTAGGTATATGATGATACAATAGCAGGGTTAGCTTCCGATGGGAACAAACCGATAATCTCATTACCAGTGTTCTCATCGTAAGTCAACTTCTGTATGTATAATGATTCTGCCTTCATGTTTATTCTTTATTATTGTTTGTATTCTTTGTCATTGCGGTAATCTCAGCTTGTTTTTCGGCACGTTCATCTGCCTCTTCTTGCTGAGTCTGCAATCTTACTTCCTCGTCAGGTGCAGAAACAGTATTCTTTTCAACACCAGTCTTAGTAGAAATCAAACCTGCACCGCTCAATGTACAAAGCATCTGATTCCATGCACTTTCATCGAATGGCTGCCAAGGCTTAAATGATGTACTGATTCTCATCTGCTTAAACTCAGTAATTGCAGTAGGATTCTCACCGCTTTCAACCAACTGCTTTGCCAGTCCTTCCTTGAATAGTCTTGAATGTTTGCTGACGAAATTCTGCCACTCAATAGCTGCATTGTTAGCCTCCTCAATATCCAAAGAGCGTGTCATTTGAATTGCCAAACCGCTTATATCTCCACTAGACTTAATATCCTTCGGCAAGATAAATGTACATCCTGTAGCAATCTGCAATTGGTCGAGAATTGACTGCATGAACTCAATCATGTTCTGTGGAGAAGGTGGAGTCTTGAACTCAGCACTACCATTTCCTTCAATGCTTGTGTCATTCAAGATGATAGAACCAGCAATCTTCTTTGCGGTTTCATTGAGCTTACCCTTGATGTAAAGGATTCCCCATCCGTGGCGTTTTTGGATGACCGCAAACAGATTATAGATAATCTCGAATAGCTCGATAAGGTCTTGACCGTTATTCCAAGCAACATCACCACGCTTTGTAACAAGTGGACTCTCCGAGAATCCGTGTTCTTCCTTGCTTTCCAAGCACCAGCCTTTCAGTACTTCGTTTGTATCAACGTTCTGAACGAATACATCTGTGAAATGATAATGATATGTCTTATCGTATGCATCAATGTGTCTTACATTATCCTCTGTACGATAATACACGCAATCAAGAAGCGGTTCTCCGTTATCGTCTTTATGGGTAATAATCTGATAGCCATCTTCATACGAGAATAGCCTACATTTTACTTCGTTATCCTCATTCATGTAAACGAGTAAGCCAACATCACCATAACTCTGCTGAATACGTATAGCTTGCATTTCGATACCATCCTGATTCGTTTCATCCCAATGCCATTTGAAATCGGCAAAGTTCTTTTTGAGTTTATCAGTCGGATTGCTGTCATGTAGTATGTGATTGCGCTTGTTACCACCTAAACAGAGAGCTTTCTTATCAACAATGCGCCGTTGCATAGGAATGCCAAACTTCTTAAACTCAATCTCGCAATAACTGCCATCATCAAGCTTGCAACATATAGAAGGTAAGTTCGTATCAAACAATACCCTGTGAGAATAAGGGTCTAACTCCTTTGCAAAACGCTCTTGACTAACAACTATCTTGCTAATATTTGGGAGCTGTGCTTCTTTTCGGAAGTTCGTCTTAATATCCGAACCATCAGAAGAATCGTTGATAGTAATAGAGCGCGAACCTCTCAAAAACGGCTTTTTCAGAAGCAGTTTCTGCGGATTCTCCAAAAAATCATTAATTATATCTTGTCTCTTTCTACTCATCGTTATTGTCGTTTAATGATGGTTCAACATCGTTGCTATTTTGTGAATCGTTGTTCTCTTGTGGGTCAATCAACCCATAATGTCTGCAACAAGCTTTTTTTGAAGCCCAGTAGTTACATTCTCTGTTTGTAGTAGGACAAATAATATCGTGTTTGCTTGGTACTACGATGATTCGTTTCTGCTTCTGTGACTCTTCCATCTCAAATTTATCATTCAGCTTAACGCGAATATCAGTCTGCATCTTCAATGCGTCCTTCGGTTCAAGATTTCCATCACTAAGAGCTTGGTCTATCTTGTCGAGCATTTTAAGAAGCTCGTTTTTGTTCTCTTCCTTGGTGATAGCGTTGTTATTAACATTTCCGATACCGAAAGGTTCTAGAACATCTAGCAGTTTCTTGAATCGTGGAGTTTCGTAGAATTTCGCTGCATCCTTTTCACTCTTACGATAAGCAAGACGATACGCTAAAGTCTTATCTTCCAATGCGTCACATAGGATAGCAAACGCAATATCTTTCTCATCGCATTTATCCCAGTCAATCCGCACGGATTCAAGAATCATTTTTATATTTTCTTTTTTCAGCATATATTATAAAATTAATAGTACAACGTATCATCATAAATGCTCTGAGCATTAGGATTTTTGTCTTCAACTTCTTGCTCTGCAAGTCTGAATCCCTCTTGTAACTCGCTACCATACTCCATATTCAAACATGGGTACATTCTCATTGCGCAAGGGTCGAGCAAGTCCATAGAACGGTCTTTTCCAAGATTTCGGTTCATTTCCTTCTTGCTCTGCAACTTCTTCTTTCCACTCTGCATCTTATCAAAGCGAACTACCGCGCATTCTTCCATGAACTCATTCTGTATGGAAACTCTGTATTTGAGGTTTTGATGCGTATAAACCGCATTTGCAACCTTATCAGAGAATGTAAGCTGCCCTCGCTTAATCATGTAGCTCAGTCGCAAGTAACATAGGTCTTTTATTGTCATAGCAGACAAATAATAAATTCCCATTGCCTTTGCTGCTGATATATAAGGGATAGCATCGGGTATATAGTCATTGAAATACCTACCTGCCGTAGCGTCATAGATAATATGACTTTCTGCTACTCCCTCGTTAGCCGCAAACAGCCTAGCTCTTTCCGCATTAATTCGCGGTGTTGAATGCATAACGATTTCGTAATTGACAATATGGAATCCATTCCACGACAACATCAGAGTATTATCCTTTCCGAAATCTGCCAAGTCGATTGTTATCCATTTGTCACCATTTACGGCTGGGTCTTTTACGAAGCAATCTCGTGCCGCTTGGCTAGGAATCGGAATATCCTCTTCTTCTTCGGGGTCAACATTGAAGTTACCCTCCATAAGAGCTTGTGCCATTCTGCCGCCCGATGCAGCTACAGAACCTAAATAGCCAGAGTTGTTTTCAAGCATCTTCTTGTTTGAACCAAGTTTACCTTGATAGAAAACAAAACTCTTAATCATTACTTCATATCCAAAGTTGCCGCCAATGGTTTTAAGCTTTCTGTCTATATCTATTTTACATTTCTCATAGACTTCTCGCTTAGACATCCCCCAAACAACATCCTTAACAGTCGGTCCTGCACAATAGAAGTATCTGACTACACCATCACGCTCTGGGATGATAAAACCGTCTGAGCCAATATACCAATCAAGAAATATTCTCGTCCAGTGGCTACGCTTCGGGTTAAGTGTTGCAAAGAACTTACCTGTAAACGTCTTGCTCTGACCTCTGTTTCGGGTCATAACGTATGAGAAAACTTCCCAAGTCATCTCCGTCAACTCGTCAATCGCAATCAAATCGTACTCCCATCCTTTCGCGCGCTCTCTCAACTTATCCATATTGGAATCGTCAAGATACGTCAAATCGACAAACGTTCCATTCGGAAATGTAACGCGTGGATTCTCGCTCTCTCTGACTTTTACAAAATCAGCTCCGAATATCTGTTTGAACTTCTCTACGAATCCTCCACCTGCTTTTTGATTACCAAGTGAACGGCGTGAAATCATTGCACGAAAATCTGGGTCGGTCATTAACGGCTCTGCCATCGCAAGTACAAGACCATACGATTTGCCTCCTCCGAGATTTCCGCCACCAAAAACAACGTCAACGTTGCTACTTGCAAAGGACATTTGAAAGCCCTCTTGTGGTCTGATTTCTATATCTTTATTCGTGTTCATGCTGCAAAGATACCTAATTTATAATATATAATAGCGTGAAAATAATTCTATATTGGTTACGTAACAAATAGAGTTTCTAAAAACAAATAATTCAACACATTATTTAATTATCTTTGCAGCAGAATTTTAAAAATTAGTAATATGAAGTTTACAAAACAACAACTTTTAGACACCCTAAAAGCAAAACTCACTGCAAACGGAAAACACCTTTCCATCAGTGAAAAGACAATCAAGAGTTTGAGTGATTCCCACTTTGACCTCTTAGTTGGTGAAGATACAGAGTTAGATGATTTGGTGAAGAAGATTTTGCCGCAGTATGTTTCCCTTAACGGCAACTACGAGAAGGATAATGCCGACTTCATCAAGAAATGGAACGATGAGCATCCTGACACCAAGCCAAACCCAAATGACGATGGCAAAGAGCCTTCGGCTGTTGAAAAGAAGCTTTTGGAACGCTTGGAAGCTCTAGAGAAGAAGGATGCCGAATACGAAGCATCTAAGCTCGTATCACAGAAACGTAGTGAACTTCTCGCCAAGTTCAAGGAGAAAGGTATCAACGATAGCAAGTGGATTGACAAGTACATGAACAAGTTGAACCTCACCAAGGATTCGGACATCGAGCAGGAATTTACGGATGCGGAAGAGTTTTACAATCTCTCTCATTCAAAGCCAAACAACAACACTCCAGGTAGTGCTGGCGGTGGTGACAATGACAAGGCTGACGATTTCTCTGATGTTGTGGGTATCGTGAACCCTGACGCAGGCGAATAACATTATTCATTCACTATTAAACAAATTTACAAATTATGGCAGCAGCAGATGATTTCTATTTGAAGCATGGGTATGGCGGTCACTTTGGCGGTCGTACACTTATCCAAGCGCATGGTAAGATTGGCGGTCATAGAAGCGTTTTCATTAACCTCGTAAGCGGTAACAAGGACGCATTCGTTTACCCTCCTTTTGGTGGTGTTATCACAAATCCGTTCAAGGGTCGCGCTAAGGCTTACGCAGGTGATTTTTGCGAGTATGACCCAGATACTTACGGCAAGAATGGCGGTCAGACCGTCAAGATTTTGAAGTATTACGAGTTGGCAAAGGCAGCTACAAGCACCGACACTGATATTTTGGTTGTCAATGATGGCTATCATCACATTCCTTTTGCAGGTGATAATATCATGGTGGCACAGTCAGACTTTACGAAGAAGTCTTTGGGTGTTACCATTACAGCTGTAGAGAAAGCAACCGAAGGTGGCAAGGATGTTTGGAAGCTCTCTCTTTCAGCAACTCTTGCAGTTGCATTGAAGGTTGGCGATATTCTCGTAGAGGCAGAAAAGGCAGGCGCAACCGTAGCTCCTATGGTTACAAATCCTAACGCTTACTTCGACCGCGATAACGACTTCTTCTATGACCCTAACTTGTCAACCAATGTTGAGGAAGGTGAGGGTGCTCAGTACTCTTACACACCAGCATTGATTAAGGATTCAAGAGTAATCTTGAACTTGGCAAAGTGCAACAAGCTTCCACCAGCCGTACTTGCGATGAACACAAGAACAGAGAACGGATGGTTCGGATTCTAACCGCTCCAATTCAATAGGATAACAATAGGATAACATATCATTAATTTAAGTATTCAGGATATGCAACAATTTGATTTTAACAATTCGAGATACGCCAAGTTGTTCTCTTCTAAGGATAACATCAACTTTCTGAGAACATTCTTGAACACCAAGGGGTTGCTCTATACCAACTATGGCTGGTATCTCACACAAGGTCGTAGAGCTTCTATGCCTACACCTACAGACTACGATGGCGTGGCTTCATTCAGCATCAAGTCTCGCAAGGCAGAGGCAGCTCCTTTGATGCACCTTCGCGCTCCACTTGGTGATGCTCCAGAAATGGATAACGAGGGTTTGGAGATGTACACAGGTACAATTCCAGACTTTATCGGTTACAAGTGGTCTGAGAACGCAAGACAACGCGAGTATAAGGAAAAACTCTTTGAGCAGTTCGGCAACGATGCAGACCTTATGGCTGCTTGGGTGCGCGATGTTGTTCAGGTAGGTAAGAACTCAGCAGAGGCAACACTCTCCAACTTGACCGCACAGATTATGACAACTGCAAAGATGAGTTGGAAGGGCAAGGGTGAAGGCTTGCAGCAGTTCTTGCAGAAGGTTGAACCATTCCCAACAGAGAACCGCAAGAAGGCTGGTGCAAAGGCTTGGACTGACCCAGACTGCAACCTTATCTCACAGATGAGAAAGATTGAGGACGATTATCGCGATGAGCGTGGTGGTACTGAGATTTCTCTCGTATGGAAGATGACTCGCAAGATGTACCGCGATGTATTCTTGCAGAACAAGGAAGTTAAGGAGTGGTACATCAACTGGTGTAAGGCTCACGACCGCGCATATACTGCAAATATGCAGATTTTGGACGAGGACTTCAAGAAATCACTTTCCGACATGACAGGTCTTTCGCCTATCGAGATTGTCGTTGAGAAGGAGCGCAACAAGACTGTTACAACTGACACATTCGTGCAAGGTTGGGATGATAAGATTGTTGTACTTTGCCCTACTGGTGATAGCGTTAAGTTCAAGTGGACTCCTATCTACGACCAGACACTTCAACAGAAGTATGGCGCAAAGAACATTGATGTTTCTTGGGCTTCAATCGCTGACGGACTCGTTACCGTAGGAAACTACGCAATGGATAACGGTCAGTTCCGCGAGTGGCAGACTAAGGTCATGATGTCTGCTTGCCCTGCACTTCTCGACTTTATGAACCACGTAATCATTGATACCTCAGTAGCAGGTAATTAATGGTGGTTCACTCACAATATACGATAACATTTAATTCATTTATCTCTCAATGGCAGCATCGAAGTTTGACATATTGGACTATCTTAGCGGCATGACTAACTTTGTCTTTGACAAGTCGGCATTAAACAATGTCGCTTTGGATTGCGGCGTTTCTGATGTCGAGTCTTATTTGGACTTGACAGAAGAACAGAAAGACAGATGTAAGATTGCACTCTTGGAAAAGATTGTATTCGGTGTCTATCAGACAGCATCGACCACAAACCAACATGGCGCATATACTCTTACGGTAGGTGCTCAGACCATTACATCGGCTGCATTGCTGAGTATCAAATCAGAACTCAAAAGACTTTACAAGAAGTATGGAGAGGATGAAAAACTTGAAGCTCTCAATGAAACCGATGGAGAGGTTAAATGGATTAAAGAAACAGATTGGTAAGCTATGTACACTGACAGAAATTCTTTGGATGAATATGCCTATCATGGCGTGTTCTACCGCTCGGAACAAAAACCGAAAGAAGATGGAGACCTTATCGGAAGCGATGGGGATATGTTAGGTGATACTGATACTAGCTCAGACGAAACAGAAAATGTAGAAACTATCATTTTTGAAACTGATTGCGATATTCAGGAAACCAACAAACTCTTTAATTCGGGTGTTGTTACGCTAGGATATACAATCTATTTTCCGATGCCAACGAAAGAAGGAGAAGACGGAAAAGATGAAGAATATATTCCTGAAGGTTTGAATGCTGGCATTCGTTTCCGTGGAAAGATGTATGGAATGGACGTTGACGGAATGGTTATTGGCGTTTATCCGACACAGATGCACGGATGTGTAGCTTACATCAAGGGTACTGATATTTAGTTTTTTCATCATAAGGTAAAATGTATTTAGGATAACAAGGTATGGCACAGAGGATTAATCGCAGATTGTCTCGAATTGAGAATTTCTTTTCGATGCTTCTTACTAAGGGAAAAATCTCAAACAACATATTTGTTGGAGAATTGCCACCTACAACTAGTAAGAACTGGGATGATTTTGTCAATGTGGACGTAGGTCAGCAAAGAGATTATGGTGGTTATTCCTCTGGCTATGCTAACATTTATCTCTATGCAAGACCAAAGGGAACTCCACTGAGAAAGAATGTAAAGTTACTTGACAAGATGGAAGGTATTCTTGACAAAATCATTGATGAATCAAGAGACGCAAACTATACAATCAGTACATTATACCGTGATAGCGGATATGATTCAAACCGCCAGTTTCATTTTCAGATTATTGCTGTTTCGGTTATTGTACGTTAATTATTTCATTTATTTAGGATAACAATTTAAACTCATAACAATATGGCAACGAAAGTTACAAGTACAGGCGCAGGTGCAATCAAGCTCTCTAAGCCTTCACACATTATTGTTCGTCCGTTCAATGGCGATGCGGCTGGTGACGATTATTACGATTTGGACGATGTTGTTCGCGACACCACATCTATCTCTCAGGACGATAACGATACTACCGATATTGAGCGCGAGACTTCTGATACTCCTATCATGTCTATCGTGACAACTGGTAAGTATCAGTTTGCTGCCGAGGTTGCAGATACTCAAGCTCCTGTATTGACTGCATTGTGCGGCTTTACAAAGGGTACTGATGGTAAGATTTACGCTCCATCTGGTTACAAGCTGATGTATGCAGAGGTTGCTGTTGTCTTCGACAACGCAGACGGTACTACACACACAGCATTGATTCTGCCTAAGTTGCAGCTCAATTCCAAGACAACCATTGAGTCACTGAACTCTAACTTGGCAAAGGTTGCGTTGGCTGGCACAGGTCAGTTGGTTGAGGTTAAAGATGGCGGTGTAACTCGCAAGACACCATTCTACATTGACCCTGCATACACATTGCCAACTGCTAGTGTATAATGTAGGTTCTTCAACAATTCTCGACTATATACAAGGGGCGGCGGCTTTAATGCTGTCCGCTCCTTTTTAAGTTTTATCATTTATGGCTGAAACATTATACAAAAAAGCATTAAAGCTTATTACGAAGGAATTAGACAAGGATGCAAAGAATGTGTTAAGAGAATGTATTCAAGAAATTACATACACACATCAAACGCACAACCTCTACGATTCTTACGGATATGGCATTTATGTCGAAGGCAAGCTTGAAAAGATAGGTTACTTATCATCCTCTCCAAAAGCATCCAAAGGCAAGAATTGGTATGGAGAAGAGATTAAAGGTCGTGAAGCGATAAACGAATATCTCAAAAACGATTATTCCCCTAGTGGAGTAATTGATTTGGCTGTTGTTGCGACTATGCCATACGCTAAGATATTGGAAGATGGCGGTGGTAATCTGAAACAATCTTATAGAGTCATTTCTATGTCGTTTCAAAAGCTACAAAACCTATCCAAGAAGTATAATGGAACAGTAAGTGTGATTAGAAAGTAATTCATATATATGGGAAAAGTATATAGAGCACAAAAAGACCCGAATAAGGCTAAGAAACAAGCTGTAGAAGACGAGAATAAGGTGTTGCCTAGTTCTCCTTTGTCTGATGCGGCAATGGAACGTCTGGCGCAAATTATGAATGATTCTCCTACAATAGTAAAGCTACAAGGTACAGAGTGGGAGATAAGAGCATTGAAGCCAGGCACTCAATGGATGATTGCAGAGGAGGCTTGCAAGATAGTCAAGGGCGAAAACTTATCAATGGGTGACGTTATCAAGGAGTTTGCTATCAATATTCCATCTGTGGCAAGAGTAATCACACTATCCTTGCTCAATGACAAGAAACGCATTGATTCTGAGGAATACCAACAAGTTTACGACCAGTTGCTTTGGGGAGACTATGACATCAAGGATTGGGCAACATTACTCGTTGAAATTCTCAATTTGCTAGATGTGGATTTTTTCTTCGCGAGTACCAATGTGATTCAGACCGTCCGCAATCAAGCTCTGATGAGGAAGAAACAAGCAACCGAATTATCCCATCACGAACAGAATACGGACAAATGATAGATTTTTTACGTGCCAACACATGGTGCTCGCAAGAAGAATATAAGTGGAGAATGACCGTTCCGCAGATTCGCCTTGCGTCTATGGATTTTACTCATTTAGAGAAGATTTCGTCAGACAAAGACAAAAATCAGGAGAACGACAAATTAAAGAATGCAAAGGTTATCAATGGTGCAGAGGATTTACGAAATCTCAATGACCTTGGAATACCTATTTTATAAACTCTTAAACTTTTGAATTATGGCAGATTCAGCATTAGGAGCAGCTCTAACCATTCCTAAAAGTGCGTTAGATGCTATAGAACAAGCAGACAAGAAATTGAAAGACATACAAGATACGGCTAAAAATACCGCCTCTAGTGTAACACAATCTTTCAAGGATATGTCTGTTGGTACTAAGCCGTTCCTTGATTCTTTAGACCAAGTTATAGCAAAACTCGCAACAATCAACGCATCTGCTTCAAATGCAAGCAGTGGTATCTCAAACGTAGGTGCGAGTGCAGGTAACATGAACAATAACATTACGTCAGCAGCACAGAACATTCAAAATATGGTAGCACAGCTATCTAAGATGAATGGTTCTGGCACTAGTGGTATTATGCAAGCGGCACTTGCATTTCAGAGATTACAGGAATCGGCAAAGGGTGCTAGCGGTATGAATATTGCTGAGTTAAAGCAAGAAATTGGTTCTATTGAAAGTATGTTGCGAGATACAACACAAAATCTCACCAAGGCAGACCAAGATGCACTTATTAAGCGAAAGAAGTCATTACAGGATGAGTTACGATACCAGCAGCAGATGTATAATGAACGTACTGTTGCTTTTCAGAAGGCTCTTGATAAGATGGTTAGTGCCGAACAATCTTACAACAACAAACAGAGAAAGGCATACGCTGATAGAGCAAAAGACTATCAGACGAGAAATAACAAGGCAAACACTACATATCAAGGCGCGCTTGATTTCTCTGCTACTGCAAATACGCTCAATCGCCAAGTACGCGCTATAGAATATCTGAAAGAAGCTCGTATGAAGTTGTCTCAAACCGATGCTGATTATAAGCGAAAATTGGATATTCTCAATGCTGCAATTGAGCAACATAACAAAAACTTGAAAGAGGCTGGTGTTAATTCTCGCGCGTTGACCGAACAAACATCATATATGGCTGGATATATGTCACGTTGGGCACAGCGTATGGCATTTGCATTCTCCTTGGGTTCTATCAAGAATTTTGTCGAGCAGATTGCATCAGTCAGAGGTCAGTTTGAACTTTCAGAGCGTTCACTCGAAGCTATCTTGCAGAACAAGCCAAAGGCAGACGAGATTTTCAACAAAACAGTAGAACTTGCCGTTAAATCACCTTTCCGTATCAAGGACTTGGTGGATTACACACGACAACTTTCCGCTTACCGAATTGAGTCTGATAAACTTTATGATACAACCAAGCGACTTGCCGATGTTTCAGCAGGTCTTGGCGTTGATATGGGAAGACTTATCCTTGCATACGGACAAGTCAAGGCTGCTGCATACCTTCGCGGTTCTGAGGTTCGTCAGTTTACCGAAGCTGGTATCAATATGTATGGTGAGTTGCAACAATACTTCAAGGAAGTTAAGGGAGAAGCGTACACGACTGCACAGATTGTTGATATGATTTCCAAGCGTAAGGTTACATTTGAGGATGTTGAGGCAATATTCCAACGCATGACCGATAAGGGTGGAACATTCTACAATATGCAAGAGATTCAGGCTGAAACTCTCCAAGGTAAGATTTCCAACTTGAAGGATGCTTTCGATGTGATGCTTAATGATATTGGCAAGGCTAACGAGGGTACAATGAAGGGAATGGTAAGCTGGGGTACTTCTCTGCTTGATAATTGGAAGACTCTTGCAGAGATAGGAAAAGCCCTTATACCTATTCTTATTGCTATAAAGGCTAACTCTATGTTTGCAAAGACTAGTCTCGGACAAGCTTTCTCGCAAGCATCTAGCACAGGTATCGTGAGATACAAGGCTCTTTTCGTAAATTCCTTAAATGGAATAAAAAAAGCTCTTAAAGATTTTGGCGGTCTCGTTAAAAGTTCATTATCAGGTATAGGTGTAGGTCTCGCTATTTACGCTGTAGCAGAAGTAATAACTACCGTTTATGATAAGATTTCCAAGTACAACGAAAATGTACGTAAGGCAGAAGAAGAAACCATAAAGGCAAAGGGCGCAATAGGTGCTTTAGCTGGAACGTACAACGACCTTGCAAATGCAGCCACAAATGCAAATGGCAAATTAGAAGGAAAGGATTTAGAAAAGAATGTCGAAGATAGACGTACAACGTTACAAAAGCTTATTGATGCAGCATCAAAAGACGGACTGACTTTCAAAATCAATGTAGATAGTCTCGATGTAAACCAACTTAATACTACTTTCAGTAAGGTTGAAAAAGAGTATAAAAATTTCGTTGATAACATGGAGATTCTCAGAAGAAACTATGCAAAGAATGATGCAAAGAATACTTGGTTTACTGATGGACTTGATGATGATGCAGACGATTACAAAGATGCTGTGATTGATGCTCTCGCAAAGTCTTCGCAAATGGAGAGAGTTGTAGCAAACATTAACGCAAACTATAAACAAGCCACTTCGACCACGAAGAAATACTTTGATGAGATACGTGCAGGTCAAAAGGATAACGAATCCAACATTGATTATATGACACGCATGTATGAGTTGATAAAGAAAATCAACATAACACAAGGCGGCAGCGACTATAAAATGCCATCTTTCATTGGTACTTCGCAAGCTGATTTCAATGACCTTATCCGTGCGATGAACAGCGTACAAAATAAGGCGCAAGAATTGAACAGCGAGTTTGATAATGTTTTTGCAGGCATGAAGGATGCGTTCAAAAACGACCCAATAAAGATACAAGCATTTATTGATAAAATTGCGGCAGAGCGTGATTGGAATCAATACGAGAGAGACCTTGCTTATAGACACTTTGGTATCAATGTATATATTGATAAAGCCAATATGGAGAAGCAAGTATCTTGGGTTGATGATTATATCAATGATTTCTTTGCAAAGAAAAAGTATGGTATTAGCCTCGTTGTCAAAGAAATTGATGACGATAAGGCTTTTGAAGGCTTCCTTGGGAAAGGAGACCAAGCAGCAAAGGCTGCAAAATCTTGGAAAGAAGTTGAAAAGAGACTCGCCGCGGTTGGCAAAAACTCGCCTACAATAACAGTTGATGATACTATCAGAAAGATATTCAAGGCTGGTGAAATTGGAGCAAACCAAATGGTAATTTCTGTAGCCAAGGTGAGAGCCAAGGTTAGGGAATTGAAGCAAGCCGCGACTCAGCAAGCGTTAGCTTTGGGTGTTAACCCTTTTGAGGGTGATGCTAAAAAAAATAGAATCAAGCAAGATAAGGCACAAAGAGACATCTTGCAAGAGCGTATTTCCCTGTTAAAGGATATGAACTCTAAATACAACGAGTTGATTAAGACGGAATCAAAAGAGACCGCATTATCTGCTACTCGTAAGTATTTTAAAGAGGCTGCGCAAAATGTAGGATGGAAAGCTTCTGATATTCTGCCAGACGATGCATCTGTGGCAAAACGCATTCGTGAGATTGGCTCTCAGTACAAGGAATTGACAAAGCGAGGTAACGCATTCCGCATTTCGGCAGACATTGATTTGAAAGTTTCTGAGAAGGAATACAACAAATTAAAGGATGATATATCTAGAAATGTCAATGATGCATTCTCTCAGATGGACTTGTACAAAAAACTGAAAGATGAGGGTATGTCTGATGAGCTTATTAAGTCTATGTTTGGAGACCTTACGAAGTCGTTTGATGAAGTACAGGAAGACATAAATAATGAGTTTAATAAGTATATCATCAAAGACTACGAAACTCATTATGGTAAGGATTTCACAAAATGGGGCGATAAGGTTATTCAGCAATACAACTCTGATTTGAAGAATACCGCCGAAGTCATAAGGAAAAAGTTCTCTGGAAGTGATGTCGAAAAAGAATATCTCAATCAGACACAAAAGCTCAATCAGAAAATCGAGCAAGACCAAGTTAATCAAGCACAAGAATTGATTAAGGCATACAAGCAGCAACTTTCCGACCAGTTACAGTTGGATAAGTGGTACATTGAGGAAAAGCAGAAAATCCAAAACAATGCGAATATTGCCAAGAATCCTGAGTTACAAAAGCAGTTGCAGGAGAATTTGACTGCCCAATACAAGAAAAAGACTGGCGAGAACACTTGGAAGAATTTCCAAGGCTCTGATATGTATGTTAAGATTTTCGAGAACCTCGACCATACATCCACCAAGGTACTCGACTATATGATACAGAGGCTACAATCCTTGCGTGAGGAAATGAAGAACCTCGACCCTACACAAGTCAAGGCTATCACGGAGCAGATTAGCAAATTGCAGGAAACTCGAAATTCAAGAAATCCTTTCAAGGCTTTCACAAGTGGACTGAAGGATTTGGTAAAGTACACTAAGGAATACAAGAAACTCGGTGGAGACAATGCTTTAATCTCCACAAGCGACAAGTACGACAAAGAAGAAAAGAATATAGAGAATCAAGGTAAGATTATCGCCAATTTGGATGCTGAATACAACAAGTCTATGTTGCTTAACGGATTGGACGATGAGAAGACCAAGACGTTGAAAACCAATCTTGATTTGTCGAAGAACCAACTCGACAATATGAAGAAGCAGCACAGTGAGACAAAAGGCACTCTTGATACACTTAACAATGTTCAAGGCGAGACCGACAATGCTAAGAATAAGTTTAGCAAGTCCGTAACAGATATTACCTCTATTGTTTCCTCTATGGCAACAGCATTCAATGGATTGTTTGAAGCTTTGGGCGGTTCTGATGAACAACTCGAAAACACTCTTAGTGTCGTTGACAATATCGGTCAGGCAATCGGTTCATACTATAGCGGAAACTATGCAGGTGTCGTATCGGGCGCAATGGGCGCGCTTACAGGCGTAGCTAAACTATTTAGCAACGAAGGAAAGATTGATAAGGAAATTGCACGCCAAGAACGCGCTGTAAATTCATTACAACACGCTTACGAAAAGCTTAAAAAGAGTATGGACGATGCCTTTGATACGCAAAAGCTCTATGAATACAACCAAAAATCGGTCGATGCCCTTAAAAAGCAGCAGAAGGCGTACCAGGCAATGATTAACGCAGAGCGCGGTCGCAAGAAACCTGATGAAGGTAAGATTCAGGAATGGGAACAGCAGATTGATGATTTGAACACAACAATCCAAGAATTAGGCGAATCCATGACAGAAGCACTTGGCGGTTTCGGTTCTCAGTCTAACTATAAATCTGCTGCTGAAGCTTTCTCGGAAGCGTGGGTAGATGCTTTCAATGAAGGCAGTGATGCACTCGAAGCACTCAATAATAAGTTTGACGAGTATTTCAACACGATGCTCACAAAGCAGTTGATGAATAGAGCTACATCAAAATACATTCAGCCTATCCTTGAAGCATTCGACAAAGCGGTATCTGATGGCAGCGAAGGTGGAAACAATGGTCTTGACGTTACCAAGAAAGAACTCGAAGGTATCAAGGAGCTGAAAGACAAGAATCTTGCATTATTCAATGAGTATGCAAAGAACTTGATGGACGTTCTCAATGTCAAACCTACTGGCAGTTCAAATATATCTGCTTTGCAGCAAGGTATTCAGTCCGTTACAGAATCAACCGCACAGGCGTTGGAGTCGATACTCAACAGCCTACGATATTATGTAGCTACTCAGCAAGCAGATGTCCGTATCATCCGCGACACTCTGTTAGAAAAGCTCGGCAATAGTCTTAGCGCGATAACACAAGATACATCAAGCAGTCCTGTACTCATTGAGTTGAGATTGCAGACAACAATACTTACTGATATTCGCGACACTCTGGCTAGCTGTGTAAAGGGCGGTCACAAGCAAGGAAGAAATGGTATCAAGGTATTTATGAATTAGTTTTCAGTGTTCTATACATAAAATTAGGGCAAGCTCGGTTTCACAACTGAACTTGCCCTTTTTAATCAACATAAATCTAACTAAACCTTAACTAATATAAAAAGTAAAATTACACTTTATGTCTGTGTACCGCCGTACACTCTGTAAACAAGAAAATAATATAAATATTTTTACCAAACTTTGCTATTTAAATGAGCTGTAAGACGTTATTTTTGTTCATCCTTACAACTATTCCACTCTGACACATAAATCGTTCCTAGCGTCATATTTGCGTCATCGTAGCCAATGATTTTAACATCATTATCCTCTCCGTACTCTACAAGGTCACATTTTCCTTTGCATTCGATGCGAACTTCACTCTTTCCGCACACATAAATGCGAGTAACCATATTCTCAGGAACTTCAATTTCCAAATCCTTGCAGTATGCGACAAGAATAATCGTAGAGCGCGCCTTGATAACTCCATGAGCACCTATATACATTTCGCTGGTATATCCGTGCTCGTTACATTGGTAGAATCCATTGGCAAACTCGCCAAACTCTTTCAAAAGGTACTCCTTTGACAATCCCCATCCGAAAGCAATAGAATCAGCCATAAACTCAATTCCGTTTGAATCAAGAGCCATATTTACCAATTCTCGCTTACTCGCGGCAGAATCCCATTTCCCTTTATATTCTCCACACAATCCCAATCTTAGAGCATTGCGCTTCAATGTCAATAATTCATTGCTATTCCCCATACCATTCTCTCAATCTATCGTTAATTAAAGTGTTAACATACGAATAGGTTTTATCGTACCCGACAAGTTCGTGACACTTGCGGACACACCGCATAGCAGATTTCTCGTTGATGTCCGCGCGCTGTGCGATAACGGCATAGGAAAAACCATAGCGATTGTGTAGAACGTCAAGAACAAAGTTCCTTGCTACCGCTCTCGCAAAAGGAATGTTAGTATTGCCGACATACAAATCATCTGTATTCACTCCTTCCTTCTCCTCAATACTCATAGCCGTGTTCACTTGTTCGCAAACCATCCGTTCTACCTTATCCATCGTATCATTACCTAAGTATATCATAGCCGTTAAATCTTATTTTTATCTTTATAAACGTAACCTACCGTATCACAAGGGTATTTATCATCTGGTGACAATACACCTGCATCTTCCATCTTTTGCCTGAAATCCACAGAAACCATGGGAACTAACTTGTGAAGTCTTGAGCCATCGGCGGCAGCCCAAATCGGTTTTAGATATTGAACAGGATTCTTAACCTTTACACCATCCCATTTGATTCCGTTCTGAATGAATGGTATAAAGATACCGTCTCGCTTCACTCCGTTAGCATCACACATCCTTACAATTCTGTAATCTCGGAATAGTCCGTATTTCAGTTCTATATACCATTCATTATACATAAGCTATTCCTTTCCTTGATTAAGAGCCTCGGCTGCTTGCTCTGCCAATATTGCTTGCTGACCGTGCTCAAAGTTCTTCTTCAAGTCTTCCTCTGTCTCTTCGGAAACTGGAGTGTTCATTACAGTTTCCAACTCTTTCTGCATACGACCGATGTAATCCATCTTGTTCTTTGCGAACTTTGCAGCATCATCTGCATCAGTGAACGCTGTAATCGGATGAGTAATGTTGGCTTCTGTGATGATAACCATGCTATCAAGCATATCCTGATAAGTAACATCTGTCTCAGGGAAAATATCATTTTCTTTCCCCTTTACTTCGTTCTTCATCGCGACAAGATTTTCAAGCCACGCAAATGTTGTAGTAGTAAGCGCGTGCCCTTCCATATCAACACCGCCCCAACGCTTAAAACGTGCTTCAAATCCAATGTGTGTGTGGAAAATAGCACAATCCTTCAAAATTACGATGAAGAAATGCCCGAAGTCGGTAACACTTTCAACATCTTTTCTGTTGATTCCGACAACAACTTTAAGCAAACCTGCATTGTTGTCAACATTCTTCTTTTTTGCAATTCTAGCCATAACTATATATTATTTTTGTTCAACAATCGTTTTGTACTCGAAATCCCTGCAAGAAGGATTTTCTTCTGATGTGTATCTCTTCTCCGTGGTATTATGACAAATATCATTCTTGAAGAAGAAACAATCCTTACAAGTATATACCAGCGGAATAATGTCTCCGCAAGCATCATCGTCAGGATTTACGTATGTATATAAGTCTTTGCCCAAGCAATATGGGAACTCAGAATCTTCATCATTCAACAATACGCAATCCTTACAAGTGTATTTAGTCTGTGCCATGCTCCAACAATTTTATTTCGTCCTGGATATAAAACACCGCCTTACGCAAGTCCTCGATGCGCTTCTCGGTCTTTGTCTTGTTGCCATCCACCTTATCCTTACGCAGGAGATACTTGATAGCGTTCCCTGTATTGAAGTCAAGATGTCTGCAAATATCCAGTGGCTCAACACCACACAAATCCTTCAACCACGCATAATGGGATGGGTGAGACACTTGCTCTGACTTTTCGCTTGCAGATTCATTTGCGAAGACGGAAACCTTCGCTAATTTATCCACATCCACATCAATGGATTCATTTCTTGTAGGACATAATATTTCACACCGTCCACCAACCATATCAACGACCTTAATGTTGAAGGAGTCGCATATATTGTTAGGGTCTATAATCTCGATAAACCCAGAGCTAGTAATATCTTCCAAATCTACCTTCCTAATCTGCAAGATAGAGCCAATCTTAATATCTTCTTTCTTAATCATAAGCTATTTCTTAACTAAACGTTCATAATACTCCTTACACTTTTTGTAAGCCTCCGATTCAGACAATGCCATAGCATCATCAAAAGAAATACTTTCATCCATCAAGAACAATCTAACGTTCCTCTCACCAAGCTTCTGTAAGTCTCGGTTAATATAATGCGAGAATCCGATTTTTGAAGCCTTGGCAGTATTCTTTGCTTGGAAATAGAATTCATCATGCTCATCATAAAACGTTCCTTCCTCGTACACCTCGCACATCACACCTTTTTCACAAAGCTCTGTGTCGTGCTTTGTTTTGTCAAGCTCGTACACGTTAATGCCAGTAATGGTATCTATCTTATCGTGACTTCTCCATCCATTCTTTAAAACCTTATAGCAGTAATTCCTCATAAGTTATTCCTCCTTATCTTTAATCTCAATAAAATCTCCAATGCCCAAACGAGCCTTGTTGATGCAAGACCCAATCCAGCCAGTCAAATAAGCAGATGCCTCGCCGCCATGTTCCATACCAATCTCTTCTTCGATATGTTCGCAAGCGTGGGTGGCCTCATGACAGCAGATGTTCATGGTCATACATTTTGTATTCTCGAATAGCAGCAAAATGCACTTTCTTCTGTCATTTTTCGCCATGCATCCCCAATATGTATATCCATCACAACGCTTGAAGTCGTATTCTTCAATATCTGAGCCATCATCGTTTGAGAAACACTTTGATATATCATCGTATTTAACTCCTATGGCAACACATAACTTGTGCGGATAGATTGGCTGGTCGTATTCGTAATATCCTTTCTTCTTCATATTCTCAACTATTTATGTTAAACATCTTTCAATCCAAGACCTAGCAGAAAAAATCGCGTTTTTACGATAATACAGTCATGGTCTTTGTTTGTTTCAAATAAGCCACATTTCCCACCAACATCAACATTGCATATATCATACATTCCTCGATAATCATAAGCTGGCTTTAAAATGGTTTCCTCTTCTTCAACTTCGGCAATAAATGGTGTGGGATTTCCGTATTTACTTTCCCAAGACAGAACACCATATTTGTGTAGAAAGAAGTCGTGGCGTTTCCTTGCAATTTCTTCGCCTTCCAAAAACAGCCATATACCCTTTTTCACTTTATCAAGAATAGCAGCCGCTCTTTCATTATTTGCTTTATAGAAATTTGCACTCCAATAATCCATATCTCAACTATTTATTATGTAATCTACCAATATGCCACTTTGAGCAAACCTTGCATAAGTAAGGATGCCAACCAAGTGCCTTCAACTTCGGAATCTGATTCAGAAACTCCCAAGCATCATCCTCAGTCTCGTATGCGACCTTCGCCTTCCATGAATGAACTTTTTTAGTCCAATGTTCGGGGTCTGGTTTGAACGGCGGTACTTTATTAGGATTGTGATGATTCTTCCTCATAGCTCAATGATATTAATGCAACTATCATCAACTGTGACGTAGCAACCAAGTGTCTCGCGTCTGTAACCACCGAAATCAATAAGAATTTCAGAATCATCGCTTGCGCAAATGAACTCTTTGTTGGCAAGCAAATCATCCTTCGTGATGGTTTTCTTAACCTCACTAAAATAAATTCTGCCAACCATAGGTGCATTGATAATGCCACCGACTTTTACAACATCATCATCTGATGTTATATATATAATAGGTAAATCACCTTTTGCATTCTCAAAGAACACGTTATTCAAAAGCTCTGATTTAGTCATAATCTGTTATTTTTTAATTGATGATTTTTTGCGACCACGTTTCTTTGTCGTGTCGCGCTTGCTAGCAGTGTAATCCAATGACGATTTCTTTGGTCTTCCTGGCTTTCGCTTTACAGGAACGGCTTCTTTATTCGGCAACTGCAACGTCTCACATTCCTCATCTTCGCCAAATTCGTTCTCAAACTCTCTTCCTTCACGCTTCTCTGAATCGGCATCATAGGCACGCTTCCACTTGCGCTTGGCAACTTTCAACTGTTCTTTCTTGAACGCCTCTGATTCCTCATGAAGCTTATCGTAGTCTATCTCAGGTGCATCAAACTCACCTTCAATACTGCATTCGGGAGTTTTCTCAACGTCCTTTGATTCCATTTCCTTATGAATGCGGTCTTCCTCTGAAATGTATGGCTCATCGTCAACTTTCTGCTTATGACTGGCATTATACTCGTCAATGAACTCTTTAATTTCTTTCTTGGAGCATCCATCTTTCTTCATTTCTGCCAACCCAAACTCGAACTTCTGACGTTCAATGTCCTCAAATCTCGTTCCGTCCAAATCGCTTCCCTCATTGAGCACGTTGATTTTCTTGTTTTCCTCATCAGCTCTCATCTGTTTGGCAATGGCAATCTCCAATAACGCGTGATTAACGTCCGATTCCGTCATTTCATCGACCTCATAAGCCATAGGGTCTTCGCCAAGCTCGTTTTTCAGAAAGTTCTTCTTTGCTTCGATGCATCCGCTCGGCAAAAACTGAGCCTCATCAAGATACATATAAGGATGAATGCTCTTGATAGACATGATAGGACTCGGTGTGCCGAAGTCTTGCAAAAGCTTCATGTATTTGTCCGCATTCTGCTGATAAATGCAGTAGCATTCCTCCAAATTGCGCTTCTGAACAAGCACAACAGCCATTATCCAGAATGGGTCTTTACCATCCGTGTAGCGTTTCGGCAATCCCTTCGTCTGCAACGATGCCGCTTCTAACGCCCTGTCAAGTGATTCTTCCTTTATTCGCATATATTCTCAACTTTTAAATGATTACAACCCCTCGGATGAACCATCGCTAATGGTATCGTCTTTCCTCAACTCCCATTCATCGGCAGTCATAATCTCCCAATGACCGCAAACGTCTTGCGCCAATACAGAACCGCGTTTCACCTGCTTATGAGCACCTGCCATATTGACGGCAGTAACGCTATAAAGCATATCGGTAACGTCCAAACCATCATCGACCGCATCGGTTGCTTTCTTGATGTCTGTAACGATAGGGCAGTCGAACAATGCCTTGATGTTTTCGCCCTTGACCTCAATTGATGTCTTGTATTTGTTCATAATTCGCATATATTTTAAAGCATCCACCGACCGTAGAAGGAACTCGAACCTTCTGTTTGCCTAGACTTGTATCTAAGAGACACGTCCTACCGCCTAGTGGATGCTGTTGTTTCTATTTTCCGCCATTCTTCAACCAATCTTCAATCGTGGTACTGTCACCATCAAACGACTGACCGAAGACGTTTACCAACTTAACCGAACAAAGCAGATACGGAATGTTCTTGATGTTATCCGTTGATGGCTCTGTAGCATCCTGTACCAAAAACAACGCCTTCTTCTGTCTGTAATCGTCATACCAGAGAATCAGCGCACCCTCCAAGTAAGCATACAGACTATCCCATGCTTTCTCGGCAGCTTTTATCTGCTCAGTAACGGAAAGCTCAGTAGTTCCGTCAACATCATACCCGAACACGCAGACTGACAACGTGGCGTTGGTGCTCTCATGCCTAGCATTCGGGTCAACAAACACTCTCAACGCGTCACTCTCAGGATAGCTCTCGGTATATACGCCCTTCTGCTTACCCTTGGAGTTCAATCCGTCCAATGACTTGTAGCGGACAGAACCGCCGCCGAAATCATCCTCCAGACTCTTGCGCAATCCGTCTGCCTTCCAAGCTCCCTGCTCGGACTTCAAGTAACGCTGTATGTAGAATTTCTTTTCTGCCATATTCCAAAGTCGGTAATTCGTAAATCAAACATTTATGCTGCAAATATACGCCAAAAAATCAACCTGAAAACAGACTTTACATAGTTTAACAAAATGCAAATTTGTACCATTTTCCCCATATCCCCAATTAAATATATGTTATCCGTATAAATCAGATTTTTCATATTGAAAATTTAACATTTGAACTCTTTCCCATATAATAATAACACGTAAATAAACCATTGTACCCTCGCGCGCAGCCGTAATGGGGGATGTCAACCCCCTGTATATAGTAAACTATATACTCATCCCCCAAGAAGAAGGCTTCGCATCAACCCCATATCAATATCGCACAAAACTGCAATCCGTATATAGCAAAAACGAACATTAAATCAGAGAACAACCATACTTTCCCGCAAAAACGAAAATAAGCACAAATAACTCGTAAATTGTATTCTAAGACGTTCAAAATACGATGGCGATAAACTTACCGCAAAGCTACATAAAACGCTCCATAACGCACGAAAATAAGCGAAAATGAATATCTCGAAAACTTATGTAAAATCAAAAGTAGATATGATATTCTGGAAAATGCTCAAAATTCGGTAGAAAAGCGGAATTTGAAAAATCAGAGTATTTTACAAAAAATAAAAAAATAAAAAAATAAAAAATTTCGGAAGAGAGCTGACCCACCCTGCGAGTGCCAAAAACGGGGGGTAGGGTGTAAAATACCCTATATAGGTATAAATCACTGAAAATCAGCGTTTTATTTGCGACAAAAACGGACGTTTTAAGGCAAAAATGCGGTTTTTTCGTTTCTGTTTCTATTTTCTGTAAATTATCCAAAATAAGAGAAAAAGCAAAGAAACAAAAAGTAAAAAGATAGAACGTTTCTGCAAAGGTGCTGAAAACTCGAAATTCCCAAAAAGTTTTCTATTTATCATAATACTTTGCATAAACATACATTTTAATCCTGCATAAATATACAGAAACTTACATAATGTTTCACACACAATTTTCGTGAAACAAAAAAAGCGAGTGAAAACGGAAACAAAAAAGCGGCTGCAAGCGCACCAAAAACGAAAGATAGCATAACAACACATTATCAAGCTAGAAGACGGCTGCAAACGGCAAATAATACGCTTTTAGGCGTTTCCCCTATATATAAGGTACGCACACACATACATATATAGAAGACGGCTGCAAAGGTGGTTTTATGAGGCTGCAAAGGTGCAAAGATAGGGCAAAACATATAAAAGCATACAATAACCCCTATTTAACCTATTATATTGCAAAGTAGAGATTGCAATTTATGCAAAGAATTAAGAAAAATCAATTGTTTTCAAGAAAAAAGCGAGAAAAAGCGTAATTTTTTGCCTAAAAGTTTTGCAGATACAGAAAAAAGCCGTACCTTTGCATCGCAATCAAGAAACAAAGGGTTACATAAGCAAGACAATCCAAAGTTATATTATTGCATTCGTTCTTTGAAATACTTACATGTTAGCGTGATAATGAAACGCTTACTATTTGCAGCCGTGATTCTGTTTACAGATAGCGCAAACGTAAGATAGGCATTATCTTAATATCGTTATCAGAAATCTAGCAAAATGCTAGTGTAATGATACAATATAGTAGTATTAAGCGGTTTTTATGTTAGCCAACTAAAAGTAACATAAAGCAGTAACTTATAAATGAAAGAAGGAAAACGGATAGGCTATTATGCGGAAGGTAGCTACATTATTACTTATTATTTCAAGCGTTGAAACATTCTAAAGTGAGTAAGGAAAAGTTAGAGTACAGAAATAAATTGAATGATAAATGAAAACCAAATACAATAATAAGTAACTGTTATATGTAGGCGAAAACCTCAGCCGTTGGCAATTAGGCGGATTAATTGATAGCCACAAATTAGTAACTTAAAATTTAAAGCGATATGATGTACAATGAATTTGTAGAGCGTGTAGGAATGGAGGTATCATCTTCTGAGTTTGAAATTATCAACAATATGTATATGATTGCAGATGTTGATAAAGATACATTTTGCAAGTTGTGGGCAAAAATGAACTTTGCAAGAATCAAGACTGCAAAGGAACAAAAAGCAAAGGAGGCAAAGGCTATCGAATATATCACAAAGGTATATAATAAGCTATCCACAAAGTTAAACAAAGATTTTATGGTTAACTTTAATATGTTAGCTATCCACGTTATCGGCTCTGCATCTTATAAGAAATTAGTAGATGCTATGCACGTATGCGGCATTATTGAGATTGATGAGTATTGTCCACTCTGTTATTACGTATCAACTCTGGACAACTCTATAAATGAGTATTGGGATAAGGTAGCCGAAAAGCATATTTAAACAAAAAACCCACTACCTTAAAAAAGTAGTGGGCGAATCAAGTTAAAAGAAAAACTAATAACTCGGTTACATAAGCGGTTGCAAAGTTATTAGTTTTTTCGGATATAAGCAAATTAATTAGTAACTTTTAAATATTTTAGGTATGAAGACTTATAAAACAAATTATTCAGTAGCTGTAAATTGGTGTAATAATGCGCTTATCCTCTGCAACAATATTACAGAGATAGACCCATCTGTTTATGATAATATGCGCTTTGAACTGTTCGATGAAGAAGACGGCACACAAAAAGACATTTATCAGTGGTTTATTACAGATTGCACCGATGACGATGTAGAGTATCTGGAAAAGACATTTGGCTTGCTTTTCACTTATTCGGACTTATTGGATAAATATGTTCTTTGTGTAGACCATTTCGGCACAAGTTGGGACTATGTGGAATGGGAAACTACAAATGAATTGGCAAAAAGAGAATTAGGAGAAAAGAAGTAACTAACAATAACCTTTGCACTCGCTTATTTGTGGGTGCAAAGGTACAAATATTATAAGATATGGATATAAGTACAAAATGGGTAAGTACTGAATATAGAAATATTCAGTTTCACGTTGATATTGTAACTTTTGAGATAGCAACAAAGAAAAGCAATATTAAATCACTTTCTAGCCTTCTTGAAAATTACACAAAACTAGTACAAAAAGGCTTTATTAATACCTTTTGTGTGCTTGAAAATTCTTCTAGTATGTTTGTTGTAAAGGTAAGCGCAAACGTGGATAGACTTGTTTACTTAGATATTACAACATTAAATCTAGAAATTGGTAATATTAAAGATTAATTGGATATGGATATAACAATACCTTTCGTTTTCGCCCTTATATCTTACGTATTAGGCATTATTGTAGGGCGCAATTGGGATAAGTACATAAAAGAGTAAATAACCTTTTAAAACGCAAAGAAAATGAGAAAGATAGAGCAAAGAATGGTTAACGCTATAAATAATAGAGTTAATTACAGAGAAAGTAATACAGAAGTAATTGTTAAGGGTGCAAATGTATTTGTACGCTTGTATGATACATATATATATGCAAAAGTACGTGGCAATGTGTATTTTTCCGATGGCGGTTTTAATACTGTTACAACAGGCAGCCGTCTTCGTGCGCTTGGTGCAGACTATAGCATAAATGAAAAACGTTGTAACTGCAAACTTACTAGCCAAAAGGAAATGCTTAATTTGCGTTATTACGGCAAAAAGACAATATCATAAAACATATTGGATAGGTGCAAAGATAGTCGGTATCTGGTAGCGGTTCGATTCCGCTTGCACCACAAAGTAACATTAAATAATTAGCAATATGAAAGAATTAAAAAAGTTAGCATTAATACTTCGTGCTTTGGGTATTACTGCAAATGTAGTAAACGAAGAAATTACCTATAAAGGTGTACACGATTATGATAATATCTTTTGCGAGTGCAACAAAGGTATGGTACATTTTGATGTTTGGCACGAAGATTTAAATGAATTTGAGTTGCATTTTACCTTCAAAAACACTTTGGTGTATGATACCTTATATTTGGATAGTCTTATTCAGGTAGTTAGTGAAATAACTAGTACTATCTCCAAATTTGAGGGTTAAATAATGATGTTTGCGCCCTTATCTTTTCCCTTTGGTACACTTTATCAAGTGGGAAAAGATAAGGCTATATAGAGTAAATAAACGGCTAAATTTAGAAAGATATGATAGAGATTTATAAAACTAAAGATTTCAATAAATATATGCTCCATAGAAGAGAAACATTTATTGAGGAGTGTGAAAAGATGAATAAGCGAAAAGCAACAAAAGAAGACTATAAACTAGCTGCTGATTATTTCCCTTTGATATATAATAACAGAAATGAACTGAGAAAAACAGGTTATGTTTGTTGGTGTTCACATACAGGATTTTATCAAGTTCATAAAACCAAACCTGCTTAATATATCAAATAGCCGTACTTACCTATAAGGTACGCAAGTTTGCGACTTGGTACGGCACAATTATATATTGCTTAAAAGTTACTATAGCCGTGAGTAGTTAGAGACTACCTCCAAAAGCGAGATTTGGCACGGCACAAATTTAAAAAGACAACTTGGATATGGGAACAAAGGAAAAAATAAAGAATTGGTTGGATGCTGAATATAATAGCCTCCACTTGGAACATATAAGCGTGCAAAAAGAAAGCGAGTTAAAAGATAGATTCATTCGCTTTTATTGCAAGTTTGATAAACGTCTGATACGTATCAAGCGTGAAAAGATAAGCGTATCACCAATTCAAGATGGTGGTGTGCGCTTGTCTTTGGTAGCTTGGGGAAAATGCTACAGACAATTTTACGAAGTGTAACTTTTAACAATTATATATATGAGAAAGATTCAAAGAAAAATAAGTATTCCTATCGGTCAATACAAAAGTATTGAAAGATGGGGTGATACGTATTGGGTGGATGATTACACATTGGAATATGGTGGATTAATCCAGTTTTTCAAAGGTGGATATACTTTGTTTTGTTTGGGTAAAAATGAATTTAGATACGTCAATTAATCTATAGAGATATGAGTGAAAAAGAAATGAATTTGGCTATCTTAAACAAGTTGTATGAGATAGCCTTTGCAGTATGGGAGAAAATGGCAAAGGTAGCCGATTACGGCTCATATACTGCAAGCGAGATTGCTAATATGTTAAATAAGGAGTTCAATTTTAGCAATGAGCAAAATGAAGACGAAAAAACAACTGTTAGTGTAGGTACATATACTTGCAGTTTTCCTTTGAAGAATATCTTTTATTTTGTTTCAGTCTTTGAAAAGCTAGCGAGTGTTGGCAGAAATGCAAGACAATTTGTATTTGAAGAGTCTGGCGAGTTATTGGGCAAAGTTACCTTTGAAGTAAGCAAAGGAATGAGCGAACTTTGTAAATTTGTTGCCGATGATGAGTTGCGCCCTGTTATGAACTATATCATATTGGATGCAGCTAACAATTGTTTGGTTGCAAGCGATGGGCACAAATTACTTTCTTTTCCTACAAAGGTATTGGAACATTCGGGAGATTTATCTAACTTTTATATTTGCCCAAAGAAATTTGCTTTGATGTGCAAGAAAATGAAGAAGGGAGAAGTCTATAGTGTTACAGCCACAAAGGAAAGTGTGGATGGTAATGAACGCAATAAATTAGAGTTTGAGGATATTACTTCTAATATCGGCTACATTGGCAGATACCCAAATTGGAAGAGTGTTTTCCCAAAGGTATCAGATGAACTCGCTTTGCACTTTGATAAAAACGCTTGGAATGAGATAAAGAAATTCTGTAAGGTTGCAAAGAAAGATGGTGCAAATACTATTAGTTTGCACGGCTTATCTGGAGAAAGTAAGATTACCTTATCTTATGATGATTGCAAGCGTGAATTGGCTATCGAAAACAAATTGCAGCATACCATTGATGATGTATCATTTATGATTAAGTCTATTATTGCTTTCGATAGTGTTGATACTTTATATCTTGGAAAGTCTTCTTCTCATGCAGCAGTTGCAACAAATAGTCTTGGTAATATCTATTTGCTTATGCCAGCCGTATATGAGGATAGAGGTTATTCTATAGATACTAGATACGTAACTTTCGATATTGACGTATTGGAAGAGCGTGCAAATGAGCGCACAAATAAGCCTACAGAAGACGTTATTCCTGCAAAGGTGGATAATGTTACAACTGAGGAAAAAGAGTGCGCTACAGATGATAAAACAGAGCAAACGAACAAACCTGCAAAGGTAGTACCATTGGATAAGCCTAGCAATAAGTTTAGCTTTGATGCTATCGGTGTAAATGTAGGCGATGCACTTACCTTCATTGATGGCACAAAGGTTATTGTAGCAGAAAACAATAAGATTATATTCTGTGGCGAACTGTTTACATTGTCGGGATTCTGCAAAGAGTTTATGCCCGATGAAAAGCGAACAAAGAGTAATTCCTATCGTGGATGCGCTTTTTTCTTTAAGGATGGCGTTAAATTGGAAAAGCTATTTAAGGAGCAGCAAAAGAAATCATTGGTATCAAGCAAAGAAGAGAAAGAGATTGCAGCCGAACTTAATGATACACCGAGCGAGCCGATTGATTGGAAAGGAAAGGTATTTATCGATTTCAAAAACAAACTAGCATATAAAGTTGCTGGGTACAATACAATAAAATACCCTCATTACTTATATACAGAGATTAGAGCCGATGGTAGTTTTCTTTGGCACGGTGGAGCAGAGAAAAGCGAGTTCGAGGAAATGATTTCTCATTGTATGGTTATTGAATATACAGATGAGAATACCATAATGGATATGATTCATACATATTTGAATAGCGTACCAAATGAGCATCAAACAAGCGAGAAATGCACCGAGCGGACAATTACACCACATACAAATGAAAACGTCTCAGAGTGCAAAGAAACGGCATCAACCGCAAAGGTTGTGGCTATCTCTATCGGTGTTCCGGTATGCTTGGATATTCCACCGAACAATATGCGGTTGGATATTGCAGCAAATAAGCCGTTAAATGCGGTTGTAGGCGATTGCTTATGTGGTGTTGGCAAAGTAGTACATACGCTACCTTTGCCACCTCCACGGAGCAAAGGAATGAGTGAATTAATAACATATACAAACTTTTATAATACATCATAAAATGAACGTAAATCAATTAAGAAAGGCTATCAAGGTAGCCAAAGCAGAAAGCAAGGTAATTTACATTGCTATCCATAATAGCCGTTTTCATATTGACTTCAACAATTGCAAGTATAGAATAGACGGAACGAATGAGCTACTTATAATAAACGACTCATTTCTTGGAGATACAATCATCTTGGATATTCATCAAATAATGTTTATCGAAACAAATTTCAAACATTAATCAATATGGAAAAGACAATAACAAAAAAAGAGGCACTGGAATATATTAAGCAGAATATAGGTAGGTGCAATTTGTCTAGCTTCAATATAGGAACAACTTATGTTGATGACGAGAAAAATGAACTGAGTACTATAGCATTTTTACGTGGGTATGTTATTACAGAGGAAATAGAGTTTTGTGAGCATCTGAATGTTCCTTGCTTTAAGTTTTCTCACGTATCACCTTGTTATATGGATTTGCATGCAGAATATACATCTGAAAGTATATGGGGTTTAGGTACATTTAAATATTTCTATCTAACCAAATCAAACTTAGATGTATTGTTAGATTTTATAAGAATAATCACTTCAAAATAGTAGAAAGGGTTAAGTTATGAAAGTATATGTAATTATCACTTCATACCAGCATGGATTGGGTGAGGCAGTTGAGGTTGAAGCAGAAGTATTCTCAAACAGAGACAAGGCTAGAAAAGCGATGGAAGACAAAGGTTTGAACACATTGAAAAGCTATAAGCATTCATTGGATTGTGACGATTTCCAAATCAGCGTATCAGGCTCATTCTATCATATCTCAGACAACGAAGGTGAGACGTGGGATAATTTCGATATTGTAGAACAAGAATTGAAGTAATAAAACTATGAAGAAAAAGACTATCAAAGAAGTGATTGATACATTATATCTCAAATATAAATGTATCGACAACGAAGATATATGGGTAGAGATTACAGATAAATACATCTGTATCAATTGGAACTCATTTATGAGCAGCTTTGTAAATATGCTGAGAGTGAAACAGATTGCATCTTATTTGCGCAAGTTCACATCATTGCCAATATATGACGCTTATTGTAATGTTTATTAATATATTAAAGACTATGGAGATTAAGAATGCAGCTTATTGCCCTATCAACGAGAAAGACCTTTGTCTTGATGAGTTGGTAAGAGATTTGTTCAATGATGGTCAGTACGCTTGGAACAAAGACAATACAGAAATGGTTGGATTTGTAGGAAACGAGCCAGTATTGGTACGTCTGGAAGCAGACAACAAATTGTTGGTTAGATTCCTTGGAGGTGTTTGGTGTCCTGATGTTGTGGAGAAATGGGTGAATAGAATTGAACATAATAAGAATGATGATGCAAATTACGTGATTGATACTTATATGTTTGGGGTGATTGAGAATGAACGAGAGCGTAGAAGTAGCGATTTTTATGTTTCATTCTATTATCGTGGATAATAAATAGCAGAAAGTAACGTTTTAAGTAATAAGAGATAGGATAGGAGATAGGAGAAATGAAGACAACAGAAATCAAGAATGAAGGTGGCGCATCTGTAAAATACGACATCGTGAACATCGGCTGTAAGGATTGTCCTTATTGCATGATGGCAGAAGGTCACTACCTTTGCCGTTCTGACAAAAGCTGCAACGCAAAGGCAAACATGACCGATGATGATGATGAGCCAAAGCAGAAAGTAATAATATACAGTCGTGTCTCTACTGAAAAGCAGACATTGGAGCAGCAAGAAAGAACAATCAACGAATGGTTGAATTGTCACAATCTGAAAGCTACTCACGAAGTGAAGGAGGAAGGAGTATCGGGTAAGGTATCTTATAAGGATAGAAACCTTGGTAAGGTAGTATTGCCGATGCTTGATAAGGGTGATATACTTATTGTGTCAGAGGTCAGCCGTATCGGTCGTTCCATGAGCGACATCAACAAGTTTGTTAATGACGAGCTGAAACCACGTGGCGTGCGCTTGGTAATTGTGCAGATGGGCATTGACCTTGATTGCAGCCATCTGAAAGCGATAGACGAAATGCTACTGTTCGCTTTCTCATTCTCGGCACAGATGGAACGTGAACTCATTCAAGAACGAACACAGAGCGCATTGGAAGTACGCAAGCAGAAGTTGGCACAAGACGGAGAGTTTATCTCAAAGTCAGGTAAGGTCGTAAAGAAGTTGGGCAGACCTAGAAAATGCGATTTATCAAATGCACAGAAGGCTGCATCGGAAAAGCGCAAGAAAGAGGCTGCTGAGAAACCTTGTAACAAGGCTATATGGAATGTGGTTAAGAAGTGTACCAATGACTTCACAGAATTAACCACACCTAACTTTGCGGATGCAGCTATGATGTTGCAGCAGATGGGTGTTTATTCGTCCACTGGTAAGGTTTTGACGAAAGAACTGGTAAGGAGTGCGTATTACAATCTACGCTCAGTCTATGGCAGTCAGGTTTATTTCAGACGTGGTTCTGCCAACTATCGTGTAATGCGAGAAAAGGGTATGACTGATGAGGAGATTCAGCAGTATTACAAGGAACTGAATAACAACAACAATAATACAGAGGAGGTTTAAGTTATGGCATTCTTAATAGCAATTTGGCTAATCGGCACATTGTTCGATTGCGCCATGGGAAGAAATAAAGATTAAAATTTCTGCCCTACACACAATATAATGACGCATATTGCGTTATCTTTTGAAATAATATAAATATCAAACAGCCCTACGCAGCACGGATAAGCGAATGAGTTATGAAAAAGATTTTGGTGTTCATGGCAATTATAACTGCCGTGATTTCTCTTTCTTCTTGCAATTCGTTTGAGAAGAAAGCGAAGAGACAATTACGTGACACGATGGAAGAACTGGCAAAAAATCCAGAAACTTTCAAAATCACAAACGAGAAAGTCGTTTTTTCCAACGATTCTATGTGTACTATATCTTTTATTGGTAGAGGTCAGAATGGTTTTGGTGGATATAATTCATCAAAGATGGAGTACACCCTCATTAAGTTAGTTAAAAGCGATGAAGGGGAAACAACATATTGTGAGGCTCTTTTGGATATGGAAAACAAAAAGGACAGAAGAAACTCAATTAAAGAAGCCATTAATGATGTTGATAAAGGTTTTCTATATGGCTCATCAAAGGCTGTTTATGATGAATTTATCAAGAAAGGTATGAGTAAAGAAGATGCAAAGGCTAACTACCTGTATTTTCAAGCTATGGTAAATTCAGCCATTAACGGAAGAGAAATAGACAATAATGATTAATAATCGTATAGCCCTCGACACCACGGTTAAGTCACTATAAATGAAAAAGATTTTAATGCTTATGGCAATTATGATTGCCGTGGTGATGATTCCTATTAATGTATCATCACAGACAAAGAGTAAATCATTGCCTAGAACGTACAAAAAGAAGGTAACAAAACCTTCTGCTGGCAAAATTGAACTTACTTTGTACTGCGACACTTGGGAAAACGTTATCCGTGGTGTTGAAAACGCTAGAAGAGAGGCAAGTCCTATTAGTCGCATACTTTTGCGAGAAAATCACTATATCGATTTTGTTAGAAATGATGGCAGCTTATGGAAAAGATTTTATCTTCCATATAAATCTACGGATATATATGGAGAAATATCATTCTGTAATAAAGCGCAAACCATTGTAGTTAGTACATCTTTTAGAAATGTGCCAAAGGTTATTCTTGTAACAGATGAAGATAGATGTGTCTTTTTCCTTGATATGGAAAAGACAAATGCAGATGCTGGTGTTTTTAATTAACAGATAAATTCTTTTCCCCATCTATCAAGCATAGGTGGGGATTTATTATACCCAAAAACAAATTAATCGAAGAATTAATAACTGCCAAATGTTAAAGTTTGGTTAAAGGTTTACTTAGCACACGCAAGATTGGAATATTTTTCGTATCTTTGCAGCGTCTATAAATAATTGTGGCGAGGTTGGAAGCTCTGCTGCAAATCAGTGGGGCATTTTTTATGCTCGCTTATCTTACGAGAATACGATATAACCATATATCAAAGATATTAGGTGTATCGCCCCTTGCGCATATTATAATGGTATGTGCGTGCTTTCCACAATTAGGCATAGACAGAGGGTAGCGATGCACCTTCTTTGTGTATCAACCCTACATTTGTTTAACGTCTAAAATTAATTGTAATGGACGGAAATTTGATTTTAACAAAGGACAGTAACCCATCAGATATTGAGCGTTACTTCCGTGGCGTGTTGGCATTAGACCAACAAGACAAAGTGTTTTCTGTTAACCTTGATGATGTTTGGCAGTTGGCTTACACTCGCAAAGATGCAGCAACCCGAGCTTTAAAGGCAAATTTCATCGAAAACGTTGATTATCTGCCACTCCCCCAAAATGTGGAGCGGTCAGAAGATGGAACGTTTATTAGTGGTGGTACAGATTATTACCTTACTTCTGCTTGCTTAGAGTACTTCGTTGCTCGCAAGGTTCGCCCAGTATTCGAGGTTTATCGTAGAGTGTTCCATCACGCAGTTGCACAAGTTCAGCAGCAGCCATCTTTGCAGGAACAGATTCAAGCAAAGTTAGTCTTTGCCGATTGGAGCGCAAAGTTCCTCAACCTGAATGACGCAAGCAAATTGGGCATCGCTCAGAAGATTGGTAAGATGGTAGGCTTGGATGATGCTCTTCCTCAGTCTGTAAACGCAGGAACGGAAAAGCCGATTACTCACGCTGCCACCGACTTATTGAAGTCGCACAACGTTGGTATCTCAGCACAAGCATTCAATCGTATGCTTGAACTCAAAGGAGTAGTGAAGCACGCCACTCGCCCAGGAAAGCGAGGAAAGGTGCATAGCTGGTATGTTATCACTCCAGCATTTGACAAGTACGGACAGAATCAGCAAGACTCTAAATTTCAGCAGCAGACACAGATACGTTGGTATGATGCTACATTTATGGAATTGCTCACCATTGTTGGCTTGAATAGCCAGACATCACTCAATTTAAATTAATAGGAGATTACATTATGGATAAGGATATTAAGCAGATTCAGCAAGAATTTGAGAAGAAAGAAGAACAGGAACGTGCTATGAAGAACGTCACCTGCCCTAAGTTGGCAAATACACTGGTAAAGTTGCAGCAGGTTTACAACGAGTTCTATGAGGAATATGACCGTGCATACGATTTAGGAGTACGTGACAAGAATGACAAGATGGAATCGGATTTCACAACATCATTCGACAATATACAGGGTGTTATCGCTACACTTATGGCTAACCTCCTTCAATCAGATTTGTATAGAGCTGTGCCTTACGAGGCTTAATCTGTATATTACCAAAGTTACATTTCCTCGCTTATCAATAATGGTAGGCGAGGATTTGTTTTATGGTGCATACAAGACGTTTAAACTATCACACCGATAAATCATACCAACAGACTATTTTAGCCGCTTACAGAAGAAATTTTCACTATCTCTTTGAGTTCTCAGATATTTTACCTATCTTTGCAATGAATTTATCATCTTGGAACTCATATATCTATCTCAGCCCTGCCGTTGGTGCTCAATGGTGGGGCTTTACTATCGCATTTCTTTTATACCTATCATATCGCCCTGCATCATCATTTTTGGTGGTGTGGGGCATTTTTTGTGTTAATTAAACCTTAGAAAGGTTAAAGTCACAAATACCCGAAAAGCCTATTAAATATATATTATCCATATTTATCCACAATAAAGCAAGTTAATGAAAAATCAGCTAATTTGGTGGTTTGCAAGGAATTGCGTACTTTTGCAGTGCTTGTTAGGAGTAACGCACTAAACAGCGGACATATTAAGTATAATTGAGTGATTGTTCACTTCCCTATACGAAACCCTATCCGGAGTTCGGAGCGTTACACGAACAAAGGATAGGGTTTTCACTTTCCCTATTCTTTTTCGAGAGTAAACAAGTAGTCTTGGTGGCTTGTCGGCTAAATACACTCGGCTACACAGACTTTAAACCCACGTCACAAGAGGCGCATGGTGACACCGCAGGAACTGAAGGCAGAAGGCGGGCAGGGCGGGGCGTACCCCGAAAGCTGCTTAGGTTAAGTGCTGTACGATTTGGCAACTGACCCGACCGAGGTGGCTCATTATACTGGGTTCATGTAACTTCGAGTGGAATATTCCTACCAAGCTCTCATTATTGCAATAAATGATGGGGGTAAGGGGGAGAACCACTTACTCAGAGGTCTATTGCCTGTTTCATATAACCTTTTTATAAGGAACAATATTAATTATAAATCATTAAATATAGGGAAGATGATTACAAATCAAGTAATGAAGAGACCAATGGGTAATTTTTTGGTCGAGCAAAGAACAAAAGATAGTATGTTCAATGCTACAAACTTGCTCAAACAATGGAATGAGTTTGTTGAGCATAATGATGATACCCAAAAAGTTGGGTATGTAAAGAAAGACCTTGATGATTTCTTCAATAACAAAGGAATCAAGGAGTTCATCAATGCTTTGATGGATGAAGAAAATCTACATACCCAAAATTCTGTGTATGTAAAATCGAAAGCAAGGTCTGATAGAGGTGGAGGTACTTGGATGCACCCTATTCTCTTTGTTAAATTTGCAATGTGGCTCAATCCAAGATTTGAGGTTCAAGTTATAAAGTTTGTGTACGACCAAATGTTGAAATATAGAAACGATGCAGGCGATGCGTACAAAGAACTTGGTTCTGCTATCAGTAAAATTGTTAGTAAGAAGTTTATGCCAGCAGCTATGTGCAAAATAGCAAAAGCAATAAATTGCGTTGTGTTCGGAAAGCATGAACACGAAATGAGAAACAAACAAGGAGAAGAAGTTAAGCAATACGAATTGTTTAATATGGAAAGACAAGTAGCTATGCTTATTAATGATGGTTTTCTTAAATCATATAACCACGTATTAGAGTATCTTAGAAAGAAATATTCTGAGAAGTACTTGCAATTAGTTTGAACGTTAAATAATTAAATATAAAACAGAATAATATGTTTGGAGAAGAAAGAATCACTCGTAAGTGCGTAATTACGTTTACAGGGGGGGGATAAAGTAGTAGGCACACTATCAATGCCGAAACCGAAAAAAGCTATGTTTTCAGAGGAAATGGAACGTAACTTTATCAAGAGTTTTAATGAGTCGCAGCCTAATGCAAACAAGGCTGTTAGTGTTCACATTTTAAGAAATTGATATATGGAAGAGATAAAAGGTATTCTTACTACTACATTAAAAACATTTAACGACACTCGCAACGAATATGAGGGTGTATGTATCAAGAAAGAACTTGGAGTAGTTGTTGCTATAGACAACGAAAACGAGTTCAAAGGTGTATTCTCAAAGTATGGCGAAGTGGATATTTTCAAGCAGTTGCTTTCGCAAGAAGTAAGCCGCCATTATACGAAATTCAAAGCGTTCCCTGCTGAATCATTGATTCCATACAAGGATTGTGGAGATATTATCTTTGATTTCATAGAGGTTACTTACGGAAAGATGTATGACGGTTATGTTTATGTTGCTCACTACAACTTTGCAAGTACCGCATCTTAATTAATAATATTGAATATGATGACAGCAGGGGATAAAATTAATATTATGGCTCAGATTGCAACATTGAAGGAGATTGCCATTGACTATAAGGGAAAGACAATCTCCAACATTATTCAGCAGTTAGAGCTGAGATTGGCAGATTCAAATCTGAAACAATTAAAGAGTTAG